CAAGCTTCTTTTTTACTGATGTTGGAAGCTGGGCTGGCAATGTAAACTCTAGCGTGAGTGCTGAACTAGATATATTTAGGTTTGGCTGAACATCAATATCTCCAACATCTATATCACGCTGAATAGATATGGTTGTATCTGTCGAATAGGAATCATCAAAAATAACCTCAAAATGACTTCCGTACTTAACAGCAAATGGATCTCCAAAGTTAAAGTCTTTGGTGCGCACAGATGATTCGTAGTCAAATGTTCCAGTTGATGTAGTTGTCGTGGAAGTTCCACCAGTTGAAACAGTTGTTGTGTAAACTCCGAAGTCTCTATAGTCTGCGGTTGTTACCTGTGCTGGAGTTTTATATCCGCTATACCTGGTGATTTGTCCTGTTGTCAACTTCATCATTAACCGCAAACCTTGGTCTTGGAAATTGGTTAACGCAAATTGCATTACATTCGGAGTCCATATTCCCTCAAATGCTCCAAGAGTCGTGTTGTAAACAATGATTGTATCGTTAAAATCATTTGACTCTGTTGGTATTGCAAGAAAGTATCTATTGTCATAAAAATGTGCGGCAGCTATTCCAATTTTTGCACTATTGATTTGCTGTATAACATCTTTAATTACTTCTGAAATTGGAAGGCCAACGGATGTGAAATCGTCTGCTGCTGAACGCACAAGTGATCTAATACCATCATCAGAAAGAAAAAATATGTCACTGTTGACTTGTACGGCAGAAGCTTCGGCAACGCATCCAGTATTGTTTGATATTAACTGAACAATCCAATCAGCCGCACTTGTTGCATCTGGAGGAATTGTAACTTGGAAAATTCGTCTCTTCTTAAACACAATTATTCTGTTTTGATAGTATTGAACTATGGCTGTAATTTCATCTCCATCATCTGCGTTAACAACAATGCTATTAGTCAAATCCCAAATTGACGCATCTAAAATATCTGATGCGTAAAGAGTATTTCTATTTGATCCAGATCCAACTCCAAACAACCTATTCCCAGTATTTATTAAAAGTCTTAAATCAAGCGGAGGCGGACTAACTGTTGCTGTAGCTGTAGCTCCAGATCCATCTCCAATAATTGTAACTGTCGGCGCGCCAGAGTAGCCATAACCACCATCATTAACTATAATTTCTGAAATAACTCCACTTGCAGAATTCACAACTGTTGTAAGCGTTGGTAATGTTCCGCCCCAATCTGGTCCTGTCACAACTGCCGTTGCGCTGGTATATCCACTTCCTGCTGTAGTTACAGTTATTGCCCTAATTTTACCAGCTTGTCTTGTTGCAATATCTCCATCATAATAGTAAAGCGCGCCATCCGAATCAGCCATATACATCTTGTCGTTAAATTGAGCCATGCTTACTTTTGCATCAAAGCTGGTTGAAAATCCGTCAGCCCATTTTTGCGCTTCGTTATCCCATGTTCTTGTAGCTCCAGTTAAATTATCCCATATTTCTTCAATTCTATGTGGCCCAGTATTTCCGTCAGAGTTAATCGCTGTTCCGTTTGAATTGATTGTATAAAGTTTTCCTTGAATTACGGCAACAAGTCTTTCGGTTTGAGACGTGTCGTAATATCGCATTCCGCCAATTGATCCCTCTTGGCTGGTTGCGGATGTGCTAAAACTTGTGACACCTTTGCGAGTTTCCAGGCTTCCCTTTGGGGATAGGGTCATATTGACCAACTGCTGAACTTGGTTTTCAGCAAGCAAGTCAGATTGTAAACCGCTGGCTTGACCACCCGCAAAACTACGGATTCCGTCAAACGCCAAGAGATCGTCTAAATTGTCCGAATAATACGGCACAACGTCTCCTTTTAAGCCGAGAACATTTCTTCTATTGTTAGCTCACCAAGACTTTGTGGAGTGATTTGTTTCACTCCTCCAACTTGGCTCAATTCATAGTTAGCCATTAAAGCTAGGTCGGAATTTGCTGTCTGCGTAATTGCCTGTGCCTTTGCATACTGCCGTTCGCGTTCAAGCGCGTCTGAATGCGTCAATGCAAGAACCAAATGATGAACGTGTGGTAGTCGAAGTTCGTCATCTAGCGCAGCTTGGGATGGAGGGAAGTCAACAATAATATTTGTGCGAGTGAGGCATTTTAGCTTTTCAACAACTCGCAACGGAGTTGTGCCAGCAGTTTTAAGCCTTGGATAAAGATTTAACTGTGCAACTCCACTGCTATTGCGACCCGTGAAATGATAGGTGTCTGGATCTCCAGTGCGATCATCATCAAGCAATCCTGGGTCTTGGCTAATGATTGTGGCAAGGTCAATTGGATCAACTTCTGCATCGTTGTAGGCTACGGAGAGAGGAGTTTCTACATTAGTACCAAGAGTAATTTGTCTATTTGTTCCAACAGAATAGGTCGAGTTGGTAACAGTCTCACGCCAAGGCGCAAAGTCCCATACGCGCCGATAGGCTAGGCTTGCTGCTTTTTGCAAGAATGTAAGCGTGTCAGAGTCGGTTTTTCCAACCTTCTCGCCAGCATATTGGGCGATTTCAGATAGCGTCATTTAGCTTGAGGAAATTGAATTAGGATCAATCTCAACTTCGTTTTCGTCAAAGTATTTTATTTCGCCAGTTGTACAATTTGATTCAATTCTTGCTATCATAAATTATCCTTCGTACATTATGTTGATTGAACCACCGTCAAAAGTGTTTGCGCCACCAGTTGTCGTTATCCTAATTCTATCCAATACTCCCGATAGAGTTTTGACTCCGCCAGATGAATTTCCACCTCCGTTGCTGTTTGGGGCTACTGTATCTGAAATTACTCCACTTGAAACCCATATGTATGATGCTGAATTTTGTAATAGTAATGTGATACTACCAGCATAGGCAGCTGCAGCATAATTAACTGCGGTAAGAATAAATCCAGTAGTCGAACCAGTGTTTATTGTGTTTGGAGTAAATGCGCCAGATGCATATCCAGTGCTGTCTATGCTTCCAGATCCAATGCGAATCTCAAATGGGCTAACGCCATTTGTGCTTACCGCATTAAACATTACAGTTATTCGGCGAACCCAACTCGGAATACTGGTAAAGTCAATTGCTGTTCCGCTGCTAGTTGTAACTGCTGTAGCAGAAGTTAATGGTTGTGATAACTTGGCTGGAGTAATTGATCCATCCGCAGGTGTAGATGAGAATGTTCCAGTTGTTGCTGAAGTAATCCTACCCTTTGCGTCAACTGTTATGAATGGTATGGCCGTTACGCTTCCATAAGTTCCAGCCGTTGCCCCGCTTGTTGCAAGAGTTGCCGTTCCTTGGCTAATCGTAAAGTCACCAGCCAGGGTGGTAGAGAGATTGGTAATAGTTCCAGTTGTGCTATTGAGCGTGGCAATCGTTCCAAGCGTGCTGTTAATTGCGCCAGAGTAAGTGCCAACAGTAATATTTGCTGTACTCGCCGTAAGCGTTTGCACTGTCCCGTTGGTGATATTGGCGGCAGTAGATGTGGTTGTTCCAGCCGTCAGCGTTGGTATCGTTCCAAGCGTAATACTTGCCGTGCTTGAGGTAAGATTAGGAATTGTTCCAGTGGTAATTGTTGCGCTTGTGCTAATGGTTCGATTGCCAGTTGCTGTACCAAAAGTAATGATTCCAGAAATGTTTGCATTCGTATATGTTCCGCCAGTCAACGCATCGTCAAACAAATTCTGTACGGTTGTGCTTCTTGGCGCATCTCCAGCCGTTAAGCTTGCATCTGCAATTAACAATTTATCATCCGTTGCAACTGCTGAAAGATCGGTTTGATCCGTAATTAACGCCTGGTAGATGTCCGTTCCATCAATTAGATTGTGCAACCCTGCGGCTGTAACCGTTCCATTGGTTGCAAACGCCTGCGAGCGATTGAATTTGATTGCCATATTAAGCTACCACCCTTATTGCTGTTGCGTAAATTGTGCCAGCAGGAATTGTTCCATGTGAAATTGTATCTGTATTAAGAATTGTGTATCTAACAACATTTGCGCCTTCAACCCTAAATTGGCTCATCATTCTTGCTCCTGCGGCGGGAACTCCAGCACTACCAGAACTTGAACCAAGTGAAGTAAGTCCACCAAAAACAATATCACCAATCGCTGCGCCAGAAACTGTAAATGTTCCAGTTGTTATGTTTGATCCATTTGTTACTGAATCAAGGTCTTGAAGTGTTGCTCCAGTAAATGCAGCAGTGCCATAATTAAATGCTGTAACTCCGCCAGTAGAGCCAGTAATCCTAGCTGTACCAAATGTGGCAGAAGCAATCGTTGATACGTTTACCGACTCAGTGCCAATCGTGGCAGTGCCAGTAGAGGCGGTAATGTTTGACCCAAAAGTGATAGCTCCAAGCTGAAGTGGGATTGTGGCTGTGCTGATTGTTGCTGTACTTGCTGAAAGCGTGCCAATCGTAGCCGTTCCAGTAGTAGCAGAGATGCTTGAGCTAAATGTAACTGCTCCTGTAACTCCAAGGCTAGACGACAATGTTACTGCGCCAGTAACGGCTAGGCTGGAAGACAGCGTTGTAGCTCCTGCAACATTGAATGTTCCAGTGCTTTGAACTCCGTTAATTCCAATCGAAAGAGCCGATGATGTATTGATTCCATCTGTAATAACATCAATTCCACCAGCCGTAGGTAATCCGCCAGTTCCAAGCGTCTTTAGTAGCTGTCGATAGCTGGTCGAAATGTTCTGTGTTCCAAGTGTGGGCATTTAGTCTCCTAGTTAGAAAGGCGGTTTTTGAGCACGTCCCAGGCCATTGAGCAAGCAAGCCCTATCAGCCCAGCTACAGCCAGAACCTTCGTGCGAAGATGTTCCAACGCTCCTAATCTATTAGCAACATCCCCGTGAAAAGCAAGTGACCTTTCGACCATGGCGTAAAGCTGAAGCTGACGCTCCTCCATCCTGGCAAGCCTAACTTCCATGTTCCACACTTGCTCTTCGCTCATGGCTTAGTTGCACCCAAGTCAGATGCTGCGCCCATGTCTGAATATACAGGAAGTGGGTTATTGTCAATCTTGCGTGGCGAGCAGGATGCGAAGGCAAGACAGAGGATGACTAGCGGAATGTTCATCAAGCGGCTGTTATGGTGAGTGAAGCTGAACCTGATTGACCAAACGTATTAGCACCACCTTGTGGGCTACCATATAACCAACCAGTTGTAGGAAAATTAAATTTATCTGTGCTTGGGTTTATCATCAAATAGACTGCACTATCCGCGCCGTATGCGATTACCCATCCGTTATAAGAGTAATCTCCATTAGTGTTTTGATTGTTTGGAGATGTAATATATGGTTGCGGGATTGTGTAATTATAATAATTGTATGAACCATTTGCAGATCCATCCAAGTAACCAATAGGTTGATCTGTTTTGCTATAAGTTCCGTTTGCATTAATTGAGCCACCAACTGCTCCAGAAATTATAATTGAATTTGGCAGGCCAAAACCAGCTCCGCCACCACCACCAAAAGGCAGTTTTCTTCCATTGTTTAATCCAATATTAAGACTTAGCGAAGGCATAAAATCACAATGCAATCACCCGCCAAGGGGTAGAACCTTTGGCGGTGTGGTTGCTTGAATCATTAACCAGCTATGTATCCGATCACCTTGCCAGTTCCAGCCGTGTAGCTGTTGAACTCGCCATAGATGATGTTGCCAGAGCCAATCGTAACGCCTGTCAGAGTGCCATCATATCTACCGCTAATTGCGCTAAATGTGGTATCTGCAAGCATCTGGATCGCCCAATAGCCAGCCGTAGCTGTTCCTTGTGTCCCGACGGAAAATCCGTATTGACCTTGGAATTTATCTAATGCGCGTGACATTAGCTGTGTAGCGCGATGCGATAGCTCGTGCCGTTAAGAGTCACGTTTAAGGACGCGGGGGCTGTTGCAACTGTGTTAACAGTGCCACCGCTGGAGCTTGCCGTAAACTCAATTACGTTGGTCTGACTTTGGGTATCAAAGCGAATAGCTTTTCCCTTGGCCTTGCGTTGGCTTCGTACAAATTCATTTGCCATATTTTTTTCTCCTTATAGCCGCACGTTTGATACTATCTGGCGTGTACTGGCTTCTAAACCTACTGCCAAGCTTTTGTTCTTGGCGATAGTACCCCTTCAACAAGTTTGTTTGATTGACTCCCAGCGGGTTGTCGAGGGGTTCGCCAACCCCCACTAGGCTCAATCTTTGCGGGACGGTGAATCGTTTAAGGTAACGAGGGACAGAATCCCTTTCGGCCACAGCCTTTTCCAGTTCGACAACTTTCCCATTTCTGGAGTCCTCGTACTGGTAAATAGGCATATTAGCTATAGTTATTCTTATCCGACTCCTCGGCCATCTTCATCATCTTTTCCTCTTCGGACATTGAGTTTTCGCCTTCGGCCATGTCTTCTGACTTGTCCTTGGACTCACTCTCGCTCATAGCGTGTTCCACATTAACGTGGGCAACGCCATTCTCGATCATGTCAATTGTTCCAGAGAGTTCTACAGAATCACCTACTTCTGGCGAAACATTCTCGCTACCATCGTTCATTTCGAACTTGGAAACGGGAAGCATCACCATTCCAGACTTCATCATTTTGTTCATAGGTTTTTCAGATGAGGAAGAGGCTGGGGAGGTTTGACCCTCCCCAGCTTTCCGAGGACTCATAGCGATTACTAGAGTTCCCATTTAATTATTAGCTATAGTTGGACTTTGCAACGATGACTCGGAAGAACCGAGGATCGAGTTGCTTGGCCGCGTAGAACGTCTTAAACGAGGCAATAACGCGCTGGTTGTAAACGTCGCTCTTGTCGGGAGCATCGAGGATCGTGACCTTCGGAGCGAAGGGCGAGCCAGAGGCTGCCAACGAGGACAAGCTAGGAACACCAAACGCGCCACCACCGAGGAGGACGTTGGCATAACCAGTGTTAACACCAGTTGTTCCAACGCTGTTCTCTGCGATGCCAGAAGCGGAGGTGTTGAGGGTCTGTACGTTGGTCGAAGAAATGACCGATACGCCAAACAATTTACCGATCTCACCTTTGAAGATGGCTTCGGGATTCGAGTAGCTCGAAACCTTCAACCAATCATCGTCCTGCTGCAAGTCACGGATAACGGCAGGATGCGCAACAAGCGCGTAGCCGTCCTTGATCTTGGGAGCGCGAGCGATGAACAACGAAGTCGCACCATCGAGCAAGTCGGTGGCTGTGATTGCGCTATTAGCAACTGAGCTGGTAGCCCAAGTCGTTCCGTTAGTCGTATTCTGAGCATAACGGGCATACGATTTGGTGGCTACACCAGTACCAGTGCTGGTCGAGGAATCCTGCACCAACGCGCGGTGACAGAGAGTGTCAGCGTGGAGGGCAGCATCTTCGCCTAATTGTTTAGTGGCCTGGGCAAGATGAGAAAATAGCTCTGTAGCGAGCACGACATCCGTGAGGATGATTTTGCTTCCATATTGCACCAAGGTTGCTTCCACTGAGGACAACGTGAGATCACGCTCGTCACCAGTAGAAGGAGTCGTTCCTTCCGACAAAGCGGAGATCGCAGTGATGCTGGGATCGCCGAATCGGAAGAATCGGATTGTTTTGTTTCCACCCGTTTTGGTCGGGTAGGGGGATTTCATCGCGAACTGCTCCATTTGGAGCAATGGGATCGCGCGTTCCAGAAGTGCTTTCGAGAAGTACGTCTGGAATTGTGCTGAGACTGAACCAGTAGTTACCATATAATTAAGTATCCTTGTTTGTTATGACTACTCAGCTTCTGTCAACTTCGCTTGCCATTTTCATCAATTCACGTTCTTGCTCATCGAGCGTTAGTTCGTGAAAAGCTTTAGTCTTGGCAGGACCTTTTGGTTGTCCAGACGCTGGAGTAGTCGCTTTTCTGAGTTGAGAAAGTTCTTTCTCATACTCTGCAACCTTCTTCTTCAAGTCGGAGGCGGACTCCGCTTGGAGCTTCACCTTGGCAATTCCAACCGCATCCTTAATCCCCGCTGGGTAGTTACGCAGGATAGCGTGGTTTTGCAACATTTCCGATACGGCTTTATACAATGTGCTGGTTGAATCTTTAAGTTCTGGATTTGCTTCTACTTCATCAAGCAAATTTTTATCCCAGGCAGACTTTAATTCCGCTTGGGTCTTTTGCTCGACTTCTTTCCTATCCTCGACTTCAATGTCACCAGCTTTTTGTTCGGCAAGTTTTGCAAGATCGTCACGGCCTTCATCACGGTAGCTCTTTGCTGCTTCCCTGTAATCTTCCGCGCTAAACTTGCGACTGCTCGATTTTGTCTCGCCTTGAGGAGTTTCTGAAGTCTTCCTTGCCCTTTCAGCCTCGATCTGCTCACGCTCTGCTTTGATTCTGGCTTTCTCTGCTCGGACATCTTCCCACTCCTTCTCAAGTCGTGACTTAGCCTTCTCGTAACGGGTAGGCTTCTTTTCGGAAGCCGACTCCGACTTGTCTTCTGAAGGTTGCGTTGTTAAAGAACTTTTGGCTTCCTCGGATTTCTCCTTGGTAGCTGAAACCTCATCCGAGGCTTCTAGTTTTGTTTTTTCGGCTTCTTC